CGCCCAGACAGATGCTATGTTTGGACCAATCTCTTCTAGTTACAGCGCATAAGGAGAAAAATCATGGGCGGTAAAAAAGTAACATACAATCCACCACCACCCGATGATACTTTCTCAAAGTATTTGTCGTATCAGCAAGAGCGCGAAAAGACTTTAGATACTCGTGCCCAACAAGAAAGAGATGAAGCAAAGGCTGAAACTGCAGCACGTAAGGCCTCGGGAGCTGCTGGCTACGCTGGGTTAAAAACAACAACTCAACAGCAACTGGGTCAAGGTTTAATTGGGTACGAGTCTGCTGCAAATCAATTACGTGATTACGCAGCTAAATATGACCTTACCCCTCCAGAAGCTGATATCTCGGAGCTGACTCAACAGTACACTGCAGCACTGCCCGGCAAGAGGGCTACAGGGATCTCTGCGGCCTATGAAGAGCTACTGGGGCGTCAAGCTACAGCAGAAGAGTTAAGCAAGGGTCAGGAGCGATTCCAGCAAGGTTACTACGGATCGATGGAGGACTTCAAAGGTTCTCTAACTAAAAGTCAGGAATATCAGAAGAAGTTTAATCAAAGTTACCTGGATAATTACTATGACACAATGTTTGGCAAACAGACTGTCGACGAGAAAGGAGATAAAACCGGACAACGTACTTTTAAATTTGACGCTAAATCTTTACCTGGTTACAGCGGCAACATAGCTGATCGTACTAAGATCACTACTCCTGATTTTGGCGAAGGTTTCACTGGTACTCCAGCAGAGCTGGAAGCGCAACAACAAAATGTACGTGATACCAGGCAGTATCTGTACAGCGCCGGACTCACCAATCTCCAAGGTGAGATCGACAAAGAAACGCAGTCTCTTAAGAACGAAGGCAATAAGCAAGTAGCCAAAATTGGCGCAGCTGGCAGCCTATACTCAAACCTTGTCTCTGGTTTCTGGAGTTAAACTTGGGTTGTTATAATTATTGAAGAGCGTTTCTACCGCTAATACATGACTTCCACCCCTACCGGTCAAGGCGAAGCCGACGATTATTTTGATATCAATAAGTTTGAGCAACTGCTCAATCGTCTTGAAGCATCTAAAGGTCGTCAACAACGCCAAAAATCTCTCGAGGGTCGTCGCGATATTTTCGCAACGGGTCTCGGTAGCATGATGAGTAACTTCTAGTAAATGGCGATTCCAGGAGAACAGGAAGGAGTTGACCAGGGTTTTAGCCTAGATGGCTTTACCGGACTCCTTACTCGTCTTCAGGAATCAAAAGATCGACAAGTTAAAAAAGCTAAAATAACTGGTCGACAAGATCCCACTCCTCCATTGTCTGCGTTATCATGACCAGTAGTGTTCCCCAGGGTCAGATTGATTCTGACGACTGGTTTGATTTAGATAAGTACCGCCAGGCCGCTGGTGTTGCTTATGAGTTTTCCAAAAAGAAAATGGAGGAGTCTGGTGCTCAAGAACGTGAAACAATCGGAAAAGGAGCAACCGAGCAGAGGACTTCGGCCGAGCAAGGTCAGGAGTTCAAACAGCGTGACGAAGAAAGGGACTACGGACAATCTCAACGAGCTTATCGATATTGAGTTGTTTGACCACTGGGTCGACAATCAGGACATACCAACCCAAGAATCATTTCATGCCTTTGCAAAAGATTGTTACTCATTAATTGAGTCCTATCTTTATGCAAGGTTTTCTGGTTACTCAGGCTCCATCTCTTCCTGTGAAGCTTGGCTGAATAACCGTTACCCAAAACCAGATCATCGCAAGGTACTCTTGGATGAAATCCTGGAGATGCAAGAAGATCTTCGCAAGTTGCGTGAAGACATTGAAAACTATGCTGTCAAACGTGATGCAGGGGTTGCACGTATTGCTGCGATGCAAAAAGAGTTACGTTCAACAATTGGTCAGGTGGAATCATATACTTCTAACAAGGATCGCAAGGGACTGCTGATGGCTGGTGCTGACCAGGCAATTCGTGAGTTACTTACTATTTTCAAAGATGATCCTATTGAGGGTCCACTGCATGAGGCGTCAATGAGTATATGGGCTAAAATGCAGTTAAGTGAATAAACGCAACTTACATGGGTGCTGGCACTGGTGATTTGAATAAAATGGGTGCCGCTCAAGAGCAGCAAGCAATGGAAGGCCAAGCGATGCGTCGTCGCGCTTTGGAGCAATCCTCGATGGATCGCGGACAAGAGATGCGTTCAGGTATTGACTTTGGCCCTGGCCGTGCTAATAGAATTTCACCAGGACAGATGCAGAAATGAGTAAGAAGAAGATGCCGCCTCAGTTTCTTGAGTATCTAAAAAAGAAAGATGCTAAGAAAGAAGATGGTTCAGAAATGAATGATAAAGAAAAGCGTAAAGCTGCATTGGATAAGGCGCGTAAATACCAAGAGTCAAAGCGTAAAAAGAAAGAAGATTAGGTTAGTATTCAGTAACGGTTAATTACTGAAGATGCCTGCACATACACACCTTGCTTATCGGCGTAATGCACAAGCGGCTGCGCAGAATCACAAGGTGCGTAAACGTGATGATGAAGATCTACTCCTAAGAGCACGGGATGACTTCGCTTTCTTTTGTGAGTACATCGACGAAAAGAAGAAACCAGCCAAGCATCACCTTGAGTGGCATCATCATCTAGTCCCCAACCAAGACAGTGACTGCCTACTTAAGATTGCTGGACCCAACCTAGATTTACTTGCCAGCAGGGGTTCAGCCAAATCTACGGTCTTGGGTTTGCTTGCGGCATGGGCAATTGGCGTTCATACCACTGCCAAAAAACCTCTTCAGATCCTATATCTGTCTTATACGGTTGACATTGCACGTTCTAAGTCAGCAACCATTAAACGCATTATTGAAAGCAAGCGATATCAAGATGTCTTTCCTTCTGTGCGCCTTCTTAAGAACGTAACCAGTAACGAGTACTGGTCAATTGATTATCGCTTTGCAGGTATTGAAAACACAGGTGACGAGCAATTTACTTTATGTGCTGCGGGCCTAAAGGGTTCCGTTACCTCCAAACGTAGTCATCTAGTTTGTATCGATGACCCTATTAAAAGTAGTGCTGATATATCTAACCCAGATATCCGGCGTACCATGCAAGATAACTGGAACGCAGTTATTGCTCCCACCATGTTTGAAGGGGGGCGCGCAATTTGCCTAGGTACCAGATTCAGGCATGACGATATTCACGCTACCACTTTCAACGAACAAAACAATTGGCGACAGATTATTCTTTCTGCCATCAACACAGATCCCATAACAGGAGAAGAGGAATCTTATTGGCCAGAAATGTGGTCACTTGAGTACCTAAAAGAAAAGAAGCGGCAGGCACCTATTGCTTTTTCTTTCCAGTACATGAATCAAATCGTCAGGCAGAATGAGCTTTCTCTTTCGCCTGAACTGCTGGTCAAAGCTGAAATCGCAACTGAGTTTGATGCGTTAGGTATTGGGGTCGATCTGTCTGCTGGAGTCAAAGAGAAAAATGATTACACGGTAATGATTCTTGGTGGACGCATTGGTGATCAGATTCATATTATTGATTACAGACGCCTTCGCGTCATGGGTAATTTAGAAAAGCTAGACGAACTAAAAGAACTTCTCAATGACTGGTCCATCATTGGCAAAGAGGAGAATGGTCTTTACTTCCCTACTTATTCGACATGCGATATATGGTCGGAGGCGGTTGCATATCAAGCATCTTTAGAAGCAGACTTTAAGCGTGTTTGCCTAAACAACGAAGGTTTGTACAATTTAATCTGGCACCCCGTTAAGGCATTCCGAGCCGATAAACTGGCCCGCTTTAGAGGGATTATGGGTATGTTTGAGGATCGCAAAGTAGTATTTAATCGGTATCGCAACTTCACGGTTTTATTTGAAGAGTTGACTAATTTTGGTGTCAGTAGTCACGATGACTGTCTTGATGCGTTAGTATGGTTAGTGACTGGTTTAATGCGAAAAGGCAACCTTCAAGTGGATTATTAAACATGGAAAGAGTTAACCCAGCAACTGGGCAACCCTGGAAATATGGGGAAATAGGATTAGACGGAAGAATATTCTTAGCCTATAGAAGAAAATCAAGAATAAATAAAGATGGCACTTACCAAATGAACTGGCTTTCTCCCGAGTCTTGGAAAAAACGTAAGGAGTATTACAAGCAGACTATTAAGGAAACATATAGTAGGAACATAAAAATTATTCACAACGAAAAAATAAAAAGAGGCTGTGCTTGTTGCGGTTACAACGCAAATGCTTATGCTCTTGATTTTGATCATCTTGATCCAAGTACTAAA